CCCCATCCGAACCGAGCCTTAGCGGCGCGACGCGCGTAATCCTTATTTGCAGCGATATTTGGTTTTGGCGCGTTCTTCGGAGCAAAATTCTGCGTCCACTTGCCGCTAGCGCCGTATTTTTCGCCCCACCTAATGGTCTGTGTGTCTCGTGTGTCAGCGAACTTGTCCCGACGGAACGGCCCGTACCTGTCATGCATCGTGCCGCGTTTCGGCAGCTTGCTACCGTCGGCGCTATCGGACGATTCAGTGCCACTGTCGGTGCTGCTGTCGGTGCTGCTGCCGTCAGCAGCGTCGGCGGAGCTGGCTGATGTCTCGTCCCCAGCAGCTTCATCGTAAGGATCACCGGTGAGCAGCATTCCGCCGCCACCGCCACCAGAAAGGATCGCCGCCAGAGCGGCGTACTCTGACGTAGAGTAAGCGGCTGCGTTGGGAGACCCCAACCCCATGCTGCCGCCACCAAGACCAGCGGACATGATGCCGTAGCGAACGTTGTCCGCTGCGACTCCCGTCGAGCTGGATCCGTCGTCGTTGCTGCCGCTACCTCCGCCGTTCGCGCGCTCATCCTTGCTCAGCGGATCGTAATCACCTTGTTTAATGCCCTTCGCGCCGATGATCCGGCGGGCTCCCTCCCAATTCCAGTACTTCATCGGCCAGATCCGTGCAGCACGGTCACCGCGCCCACTGCTGACGTCAATGACCATGCCGTCGCCAAGGTAGATACCGGCATGCGCCGCGCCGCCGCCCTCGGTACGACTACCGGACAGCAGCACGTCGCCGGGGAGGAGTTTGTTCAGCGGTACGCCGACACCCTGTCGCCAAAGCTGAACGGTGGTCGGACCGACGGTGTAGCCAAACCTCGCATACACACGCGAGACGAAAGACGAGCAGTCAGCCCATCCCGGCTCGTTCCGTTTTCTTTCGTAGCCTCTTCCGGCATAGCGCAGCTTTTTGCCGACAAAGGACTTCGCGTAGGCGACAAGCTCTTCACGGAGCTTTTCCAGGCGGTTCGCCCGAGTTTCCTTCGGACCACTTTCCTTGTCGTCTGCGCCGGTATCCCCGGAAGCCGTCGTGTTCGGGTCGTTTCTATTCGCTTTCGGCTCTGGTCCCTGAGCGGTCAGCAATCCCCCGATACCATTACCCGGCGGAACGCCGCTCGGACCCTGAGCCGACAGCGAACCACCGATTCCGTTACCCGGCGGAACACCCCTTGCGTTGCCACCAAAAAGCCGCCCGAAGAACGCTTCGGTCCAATTCTTGATTTCCTTGACAAAAGGCGCATTGACGAATTCATGGACAGCATCGGCAAATGTTTCGGCGGCCGACGCGCCAAGCTCGTACGCGTCCATGAACTCCTCATGACCAGCGAGTTCGCTGGCGCGTGCTTTGGCGGCAATACGCTGTTCCTGTTGAAATGCAGTCGGCTCGAAACCGTATTTCTCTTGAGCGATCCGCCTAGCTCGCTCCCCCCGCTCACCGCTCAAGTTGGCTTCAGAAAGAACGATGTCGAAATCACTAACGTTCTTTCCTCTGAACTTTGCCTCGTTGTATCGGCGAAGCGGCTCTAGCATCACCTCCGCGCCTTCGTCCCCCAGGAGCATGCGGAGGTTTTCAAGACCGACGCCGCCTTCCCTGAAATCATCCTCAAAAATGTCCGGCGGAACCGATTCCTTACCGCCATAGATGCGCTTGAGGAACGCATCGAAGAATCTTGCATTTCCGCGATAGGAACCGTCCGGCGCGGTCGGGTCCGGAAGACCCAGCATCATGAAATTGAGCCGCGTCGACGGCCGAAGCATCTGCCCGACCAGGTTGACGCTCTGAGACCAGCTAAGGCCCGGGTTTGCGAAGCCGAGAGCGTCGGCAGCGCGCTGGATGCTTTGGATTCGTGCCGGGGCGTTGCGTCCGGCACCAGTGAAACGAAGGGTGGTGAGCTGACCCTGTGCGGCGTCCTGGACGGACTGCACGCTGGCACGCGCCATCTCACCCACGTTCATCCAGCCGGAAGGGTTGAACGCGCCCAGTACGCCGTAGCGCATGGTCAGGTTCTGGTACTGCGCGATACCGAGCTGCCGCTCATAGGCTCCGACGGCATCCAGAACCAGTTGGTCCGGCATCATCTGAACGCCACGGGTGATCGCACCCTGCATCAGTGCCCGCGCGCCCTCACCTGCCGCCGTCCATAGCGTGTTCCTGGTTGCCCAACCGCGCGGGGTGTGTCCGAGCAGACCAGCGGCGACCTGCACAGAGCGCGGCGGCACAATGCCGTATGGCGTGTAATACCAGCCCCCCGGCATGCCCGGGATCTGGCGTCCGCCGTTGGGTCCATAGTCAACGTGTCCGGTCCACAGAACCCGGCGCATCGCCTGTCGGGAGCGCTCGGCTGGCTGTCGGGAGCGTTCAGCTGGCTGGCTGGTGGGTTGTGTGCCGCCGTTGTCCCCATAGCTGACGTGTCCGGTCGGCGTGCGTCCAGGGCCTTGGGTGATCCCCGCGCCCGGGAGACGAGGGCCTCCCCCGTTCGCGCCATAGGTGATGTGGCCGGTAGCCGTGGTCCAGTGTCCAGTACCTGTTGGCTGGGTAGCGGTTTGCGTGCCACCGGTCAACAGCCCGCGAGATTGACCGAGCGTTCTGCTGAGTGCCTCCAGTGCTGAGGCCAGCTTGGCGAGCCGCTCGTTCAGCTTCTTATTGGTCTCTGTTGTCCGCTCGGTTGCGCGGCCGAAGCTTTCGGCGGCCTCTTTGAGCTGCTTCCCGCCAAGTACTTGGACGGCGATGGACGGGGTGAAGCTCCCGCTCGCCGGGGTCTGCGGATCGCTCAAAGCTGCATCCTCTTTCGCTCAGCCCGCTCCTCTGCGCGGCGTATGAAAAACCGGCGCTCAGCGGGGGTCAGTTTCTTGACCGCGTCTAGCGTCCATCCCGGGTAGGCGAGAATTAGGAGTTCGTAAGCATCGAATAGACTTGTGCGGTCAGCTGCGAAACAAAATGTCGATCGTCAGCGGTACGAGGGTCTGCTGATCACATTCGGGACAGGTGACGGTCGCATGCTCGTATTGCGGCCCGATCTTCCTGTTGTTGATTTCCTTGAGGATCGCCGCACGGTCGGCCATCGAAAGGGCACGAGCATCGTCGACGCTTCTGATCTGGAACGTTCCGTCGGGTCCGGTGATGTCGACGATCAGGAGCGACAGGAGCAGCGAGTCCTGTTCGGCAGGGTTCAGGTTCTTGGCGCGCATGTCCCGAAGGACCTTCTTCTGGTCGGCTCCGGTGGCGAGGCGAACCCGTGCTGTACGGCCGCGCCGAAGCTCCACCACGCTTACGCTGTGTGCCGGGTCGGCAAGATTTTCGATCGGAACGTCGTTCAGGTCGTAGACCAGCGAATAGTCCTTGCCGCACTGCTGGCAGCGGACCTTCTCGAATTCGATCTCCTCACCGTATGTGATCTTGCGGATGCCAAGGATCAGTGCCTCACGGTCTGCTACGGTCAGACGGTCCAGAAGCTCGGGAGTCGCCGGATGGTCTCCGATGCTGACCACGGCACGAAGAAGGGCGTCCGCGATGCGCTCAATCTGATCCGATGCAGCAGCTCGGACGATCTCCTCTTCGTCCGCACCAGTAAGTTCCCGCACACGCGCGACCTTTACCGTGGTGCCGCCGATGAGCAGCCCGACGGGGAGGTCGACGACGTCAGATACCGGCGCTGGCATGGTCGTGTGACCGATGGCCTGGCTGAGGACTTCCTGCACTTTGCTGAGTACAGAAGGGTCCTCGACTGGGGACACGGCGTCAGCAAACGGATCGTGGCGAGCCTCAGGACTCTGGATAGGCTGCTTGCCCGGCTCGTTCGGGGGAAGCAAAGGCGCGGCCGGAGCGACCGGATTGTAATCAATAATTCTTTCCAACGCTTTCTCCTTATGTTTTCGAGTTTCCGGCCGCTTTCCGGCCGTTTTCACTACCTATTTAATTACAGCACCACGCCAGTGCCGCTAATATCCGGGTTCAACTTGAACGCCCAGCCCTCGTGTGCCAACGTCATTTGATTGACAATGATCGCGTTGGCACCTGCGTCCAGATCACTGAACGACACCGAGGTCGGCCAGGCGTTATAGAGACGCCAACCAGCAAGGGCGATCGGATTCGGTCCAGGCCACGGATGCGCGAGAACATAAATGTCGACGTTCACGCGGAAGTCTGGCATCTGACCGCCACCGCCCGTGGTGGTACCAGTGCCCTGGAGAACGTCGAAAAGGTCATTCATCCAGAGCATCATGCTCGGTTCGCCGACCACGAGACCACGCGAAAGCGAAACTGGCGTAAAATCCGACTGGCCGGGCATCTTCCGCGTAGTGGTGTTCATACCGCCCTCACGGTACGGAATGACCTCCGTAGTCATACTGAGGCCGGAGACATTCATGAATCCTGCGGTTCCCTCAACCATGGAGTTTGAATTTCCGGTACCGAAACGATAACGACCACCGTCGCCAAACTGAACTCGGAACCGGAAGCTCCTCAGAGGGTCTTCCTTAAGACGTGTAGTCTGGGTAGGCATTTATCCCCCGGTCCTTAAAAAAGGGACTCTTCAGTGGTGTCGGTACCGCCGTCGTACTGACCGATCCGAATAATCACGAATTCAGCCGGGTACCGGAGAGCGACGCCGACGTCGATATTCACTCGGCCCGCATTGATTTCGCTTTGCGGATTGTTGTCGCCGTCACACTTGACAAAAAACGCCTGGCTGTCCGACTGACCCTGCAGCATTCCGGCACGACGAAGCAGGGAAAGGTAACTGGAAACAGTCAGACGCAGCTTTTCCCAGAGGTCAGGGCCGTTGGGCTCAAAAACCGCCCACCTGGTTTCATCCGCCAACGCCTTCCGCAGGAAAATCAGCATCCGGCGAACGGGTACGTACTTATCAGGCAGCTCGCGCTTGAGCGTCCTGGTCCCCCAAATCGCGTGACCATATCCGGGGATCAGACGAATCACATTTACGTGAGCGTCCGAAAGCGTGTCCAGTTCGGTTTCAGTAAACCGGGCTTCGGCCGCCATAACGTTCGGCAGAACCGTTTCGACACCAGCGGGCGCTTTTGCTGGATGCCGGACCACATCAATCCGGCCCATTTGACCGAGAACAGCGCCGCCGGGGGGAAGCCATTTGACCGCTCCGTACATCGAGGAAGACGGATCGGAGCACAGAAGCCAAGGCCCGTAAACGGCGGCATAGCTGCTAGCGCGAAGCGCCGTGGGTCCCTCGACCATGCCGAGGTAACCGGCCATGACCTGGGCAGACGTCGCGCCTTCGGCGGCCTTCGGACCGTCGCAGACCACAAAAACGCGGCCTGTCGTTTCAGCCCATTCGATGATGGGATTCAGTACATTGGGGTCCGAAATACCGGGGACGTTGAGGTCGAACGTTGTGTTCGGAACGTCCTGAAGCTTCTTAGCAGCAGCAGTGTAGTCATACGGTGCGGAGCCGTCCGAGCCACCGCTGAGCGAAACCGTCTGTTGGGGAATGACGTCCGTCTCAGGGTTGTAGGTGTAACCCTCGGTGGCGACCTTGGGATTACTGAGCTTGATCAGCGTCGAACCGGCATACGGCGAATTGACGATGCTGATCACATAGCGGGGGTCGTCGGGGTTGGACGACAGGTCCCCGAAACGCTCACGGACTACACCGTCTTCAATGACGTGCAGGTCAAATCGACCACCCGGCGCGCCCGTCGGGATAATCCGAACCTGGGTAGAGTTCCCCCAGCTACCCACGGCGAGAGCGGTCACCTGCAGCGCGACAAGCGGACCTTCCGGCTCCGGACCTTCGCCTTCAGGCGTGGAGTCCATGATGTCCGCTGTTGCGGCGGTCGCGTCAGAACGCGTCGCGCGGATGACGAAGCACGAGTTACCGCCATTCGCAAAAAACTGGTAAACAGCGTAAGGAAGATAGCTACCGTTGGTGTTGTCGAAGCCGCCGAAAATATTGACGTACTGCGTCCAGGTACGGATTCGCGTGGGGACGGTCGGGCCTTTAGGAGCCAGTCCAACGAATGCGCCGACCGCTAGAGATGCCGCGCCGGAGCCAGTGCCGGGAGGAGTCAGATCCTCCTCAACATAAACGCCCGGCGTCAGGTAAGTAGCCAATGCGACACTCCTCAGCTCTCACTGTCGAAAGTCATCAGGGTCCGCGTGTCCTCGAAATCGCGGATACGGCCGGAAACCACCTTGACGGGCTCGTAACGCATCGGGTCCCATGGGAACATCTCCGTGTAGACGCGGATTAGCCAGCTGGCCGAATAAAGGCGCTTTCCGTCGGTGTCCACGATGGCGGTCTGATCCGGCCCGTTGAGGACATCGAGACTCGCCACGACCTCGATCCCTGGTATTTCGATGTAGCCACCGCGTGCGGGGAGCTTGTCGCCCTTGGAAAGCCGGTTACAAATTTCGACCAGATGGGATCGAAATCGGGCGAGGACAGTCACCTGATAATCGATGTTGTAGGGAATCGGGAATTCCCCGAAATAACCCCACTCATCGTCCGGCCCTGGGTTCGGTAGGTCTTCGAGCTTGTAGCGAATCGAGGTGAACCCTCGATGCTCGCGGTCGGACGCGCGCTCGACGGACACCCGGTCGACAAGGATCGCCGGGTAGGTCGCTTCTTGCACTTCAGTCTCCGGATATTGGAACGTGACCGGAACGGCGCGGTGCCCGGTTGACGTGACTATAGAGACGCCGGAAAGCTTTTCTTTTACGGCGGCGTCTTCTCTCAGCAGCCACGGCACTTTCGGTCACCTGAATTGCGTAGTACTTATATTCACAATTCAGGATAGAATTCGCCGGGCCGGGAATTATAAATCGTACTTTTATGCAACGGGGATTACGCCCCAACCACGGACCCGAAATTTCGGTCCGGCAAAAACAGGAACGTCAGGGCCTGCGACTTCGGTAGCGCCGGTTCCACCAGTCAGGTTGTATCCGTTTCCGGAATCGTCCGTTGTAGATGGCGAGGTCAGCAGATAATAGGCACGGATATCATCTGTGCGAACCGGCGCAAGCTGTGCCGATTCCGCCATAAGCTCATTGGCGGAAAGCGAAGCCGACCACCACTTCACTCCGGTGATCGCGCCGTCAAACCACTCACCGTTATAGATGGATCGACCAATCTGAAAAATCTGGTGGTCAATAGGGCCTTGATTAGTGATGGAAACCGTGATGAATGTCTCACTGCTTTCGGTACGCCACACCGCCGTACCTGTAGTTCCAGCCATTGAGACGCCGATGAAATACCAGACGTTTACCGCCATGTTGACGATCGGGACCTCTACATACTGCTGACTGGTGATGAATACCATTTGGGTACCGGTGGTGTCCGTCTGCAGAATGGAAAAATGGTCACCCATGCTCGGGTTAGCAAGACACCACACGCTGTTCCAATAATCCCGATCAGAGTAAAGTTTCGCCCAGCATGTCAGAGAATAATTCGACTGTGTTCCAAGATTGACAGTGGCTTGATATGTTTGTGATTCAGCGGTGAAACGGACTGCCATTCACACCACCGTGATCTGAACCACCAGGGTTTCCCCTGGAGTGGTGCTTCCGACCTGATCAATATCCACGGTCAGATAGGAACCGTCGTCCACAGTGGTAACGGCCATCTCCGTGCTTTTCACCGTGGTCTCGCCGGACGGAATAGTCGGCCGCTTGCTCTGGTCGGTGAAGATGGTTTCGCCGTCAATGTTGACGTCTACGATCAACGAACTTCCTGTCGGCGGCTCCGATACAGTGGCGCGTACAGCCACGATGTTCCACGGTTGGCCACTGTCGTTGTAGAGCCGCACTGTCCCCTCAATCGGCTCCAGCTCCCCTTCAACCGAGTAAGGGATGACACGCGGCGGCAGCTCAGCAGTGGTCGCATAGGCTACCTCACTGCCGCCACTGTCTTTCGTATGCAGCCTGCCGTTTCGCGCATAAAAAGCAAGCTGACCAGAGGGCGGATTCGGGGACGTATCGACGAGATCGAGTCCAAGAACCGTTGCGAATCGAATCATGTCAGCCGAACACAATTACTCGGAATTCGTTACTGGCGGGGGGCTTGGCGAACGTCAGGGTCACATAATTCGGGTCCGTGGCGTCGACATCTGTTTCAATGAAACTGAATGGTGCAACGTTGTATCGGATCTTTACTTCAACGTCTCTCGTGCCCAGGTTGTGATTGACCTGGAAAGTAGTGGCCACGCCATTACCGATATTCGCCGCCATTTTCCGGGTGACCGTGTTGACGTCGATGGCCACGGCATCTGCCTCGATGACGATGCCGGTACCGGTATTGACATTGAGAATTCCGGACGCGTAGCTCAGTCCACTACCGGCGACCGTCGACGCAAGGGCGACACTGTTCGAATTGACGGTGATACCGTCGCCCGCGCCCACGTTGAACACGCGTGCCGGGTTTTCGACAAGACCATTACCTGCCGAGTAGGTCGGAGCGGCACCACCAATCTCAGTCCAGATAAGTTCTGTGACACCGACAGTGACATTGTCGGTGATCAGTCGATACACCTTGTCCGCGTTGACCGTGCCCATCTGAACGGTCACGGTCGCGCCACGGAGATCGTCGCCGGTATCCGCATCCGGGGCGCGTACAGGAGCGCCAGACTCCTGAACGATATAGATGCCGTTCTCCGTAGCGTCGGTCTGGTCTTTGATCAGGATGCGATCCCCGGCCTGTAGAACGACACCATCCAACGTGTCCCCTGCCTCGTATGCGCTGCTCAGGCTGCCGTTCGTAGTGGTGGCGGCCTTCACTGCTTGCTTCCAGGAAAGGCCGCGAACGAGCGCATCCGTGTATTGCTTATTTACCGCGTCGGTCGGGTTACTGGGGTCGGCAAGGTTAATGATGCGGTTGTTGTCAAGGTCAATGCCATTACCGAACTTCGTCGCCATCAAAACCTCGGCTAGGTGAGGAGAGCAGTACCAGCTGTGGGTTTCGACCAGACGACGGAGATCGTGTTTTCGTCCAGATGGATTACATCGGTGTAGACTTCTTGGTCGTGTTGGTCGAGAAGCGTCACGTGTGGTCGATAGCCAAGCGCGTGGGCGATGATCCACGTGGACGCGGGGGTGTTTTGTGTGAACACCTTGACGACCGGGTCGCCTGTCGGCAGCGTCGTCGGGATGTCAGGAATGGTGATCGTCCAGTCCGGGAGATCGATCGTCGAGCCGTCACCGATATCGGGATCAACACGCGACCAGTCGGCGAATTGTGGGTCCTCGACCAGATCCGGCCCCTTCATCTGCACGGCGTCGACGCCGACGATAAAGTCGCGTCGGCGGATCTGACCCAGGACGGCAATTCGGGTCACTTTCCAGATTCGGCCGTCATAACCAAGCCTGTCGTTCAGGTAACGACCGTGAACGATGTCGAGCTGTGAGAGCCCGGCTTTGGAGAGCTGCGCAAAGCTCGCTGACAGGTGCAGGGTGTCGGTCCAGTAGAGGCCGCCGTCCAGCTGCTCGGCACTCCCCTCTTCTCGAACTACGCTGAGAACAGGGACCGCTTCAGGAGCTTCATAGATCCGTCCAGACCCGGTCGGCTCCCCGTAGACGTCATGGAATTGGCTGCTATCTCTCAGGAACCGGTAGTACAAGACGGACTGACCATAGATGCCCTGATAGCCGTGCAGTGCGCCATCTATCTCGTCGCTTTCGAACTCGACATCAAATCGCCCCTTTTTGTGGTCAAGACGCGCCATTACGGCCCCCAGCCACCAGCGATCGGCGACGGGATGCCGGACGTATCCTCGTGAGGCGCGTCGATAGGCGGCAGCAGCCTCTTCGGCCACGAACCAGGCCCGGTCTCGTCGTACTCGCGCGGCCTGAAGATGGGTACCAAGCGACCCGTGGTGTAGCTGACGCGTCGGAGCGTGTGGACCTCGATACGGTACAAGCCGATGTTGAGCTGCTCGCATAGATGGTGGTACCGCTGCGTCAGCTCCTCGATGTGCTGCATCAGCTGCTGGTAGCGCTGGGCACGAGACAGATGCGTGCCCTCAGCTGTCCAGACGTCTATATCTGTAGCGGCATCAGTCGCGAGATCCCACAACGCTTCGATCGTGGCGAGCATGACCAGCGCCGATTCCTCGACTTCCGGCAGGTTGTCGAGCGTGATCAGCGTGCGCTCGTAGTAGATAAAGCCGGTAGTCGGGTTTCGCTTACGCTCCGTGATCTCACGCCCATGGCAGTGCTTCTTGACGGCCGTGTCGATGTAGCGATCCAGCTCTTTATCCGTGAACAGGCCGTGCTCACGGCCTGTGATAAGAACACTGCTGGTCTCCGGGATCTGGTCCGGGAAGGTTAGAACACCGTCGTAGGCATCCAGCTCATAGCTGTCGGCAGGGATCTCGGTCGCCGCACTCCCCGACAGCTCGTACACGGTTACGTCACTGACCCGGCGGTATCCCAGCTCATAACTAGATCGCCCACCGGTGAGCGTGATGCTAAAGCGGTCGCCGAGATCGCCCAGTGCGGAACGCAACCGGGATCGGATCTCAGCAATGTCGGCCATATAACAATTGTGGTGATAAACGGACTCAAACTGGTATAACCCCTACTTCAACGGGTACGCTTGCGGTACCACCACCAAGGCTCAGGAGGGCACGTGAACAATCACGACGGCATCCCCCGGATTCCTGATCCGGTCGAAGAGACGATCCACGCGGCGAGCGCCTATGCGTTTTACGACATGGCGCATCCGAGGTGGCGGCCCGTCATCAACCCGGAGACGGGTCAGCCGATGCGCGACGCTCTCGGGAACCCGATCCTGGAGAGGGTCCCCTGGTACGAGCGCTTCGCCCTCATCCTCAGCTACCGGGCAGCGCTGGCGGCGAAGTGGGGACTCGCCACCGTCGCCGTGATGTTCGTCACCATGATCATCGCCATGCTCGTGAAGAAGGCGGGCTTCGAGGATCTGTCGACGGCAATCGCGCTGCTCGAATATGCCTGGATCGGCATCGGCGGCATGGGCGTCGGCTATGCGGTCCTGTTCGCCAAGCCGAAGCGACGCCGGTAGGCTCGACCAGCTTGTAAAGGCCCTAGCCTGATCAGGCTAGGGCCTTTTTCCATCCCGGCGGTAGCGAGGGAACCGGGCAGCTTAGGAAAGAGAAATCGTCAGCTTGTTGATCGCAATCTGCAGAGCCTGGCCGTTAACCGCCTGCTGAGTCTGGTCCAGCGTCCAGATGAAAAGGACCTCCCCTACCGTGCCCACCTGGGCGGTGACGAGTGCCGCGTGCGTAGCGGGAACCTGCATGTCGTCGGTAACAGGACCAAAGGTCACGACGGCACTGTTGCTCGCGATGCTCGGCCGCGCTGCCGACGCCGCACCCCAGGTCACTTTCTGCCGGGCATAGCCAGGGGTCGTCACCTCAGGCAAGGAAGAGAGGCCGACGTTGTCCGGCGGAAGGCTCGTGCAAAGAGCGAGGTAAACATCTCGCTCGCTCCAGGCAACAGCGCGTCCAGTCAGGAAATCGACCATCGCCTGAGCGCCATACACAGTTGGATTACCGGCCATCTCTCACACCGCCTTCACCATCTGCGAAAAGACGGACCTTGCGACGGCAATCGTCTGCGGAGGCGCACCCGGCCTGTCGTACTCGGCCAGTACTGTGTCCTCATTGCTGTATCCGATCCCAGGGGTTCCCGGCGGATAAATTCCGGTGACCTTCAGATCTGCACCAGCCGGGATGGAGCCAGGCCCCACACCATAATCAGAAACCAGTCGGTAGGAAGCGCCGGGTTCGATCTTTTTCAGTGCCACACGTATCCCTTCTCATCCAGGTGGTCATAAACCCACTTCGGGACCGTGTAGATCTTGTTGCGGTAGAAGGTGAAGGTGTTTCCCTGACCGATTGTCACGTCTTCAAGGTCAGTGTTGACTCGGAGCTTTACCATGTCCGAGCCGACCTCGATGGGAGCGTCGTCCTCTACGACGTCCTCCACCACAATGTCAGGGACGGCCACGGTCGTAATACGACCCTGATTCTTCGCGATTTCCTCGGCGTGCTTCTCGGCAAGCTCGATCGCCTTGCGGCCCGTGTGGTCCCGGGGGGACTTCCTAGATGCAGCCAATTTTCAGCTCCGTCTTTTCACTCACACACGTACATATATGAGTGTGGTGGAAACGAAGCTGATTGTTGTAACACAAAGATCCGGCCCACGGTTTTCCGAGAGCCGGACCTTCGTTTCAGTACCGTTTGAACGGCGACGTCAGGCTAGTTCCCAGTCCCAGAATTAAGCCCCAATTCGCGTTTCCGCAAGATCGACATACTTCCTGACCTGCGGAAGCTCAGTTCGTCTCAAGAACGCAAACCGCACTATCCGTGATAAGTCCGAGACCCCAAATCGCGTACCATGCGATGCTGTGTTCGCGTCCGTGGTCAAGGACGCCACCGTCCCGAAGCTCGACGGGGAGAGAAATCGCATGCCCGAACGCGTTGTCGCCGATCATAATCGCTTGGAAAACAGGCTTGCGCTGATTCTCGGGCAGGTTCGGATCGTTCCAGATTTCGTTTACCTGCGTAGTCTCGATAAAGACCACGTCGTCGATCCTGCCCACCTCGCCGAGGGCGAAATTGCCCGGAGAGGCATACTTGGTGGTCTCGATCCAGGTCGGATCGTCACGAAGACGACGCGACTGCCTCGGATGGATAAAACAGACGTAGGTCTCACCGAGCCGCGGAATGTTCTTGCTCGCAAGAGTCTCAACCGCGTCCTTCACCAGAGCCGAGGTGAAGTAGTACTTGCCGGTAAGGCCCGCACGGCTGGTGGCGTGGGTACCGAGGTCATACGGAGAAAGAACCGTACGGTTGCTGTTAGCGGTCGTGTCAAACTTGTTGTAACCATACAGCACGCTGGATGCCTGCAGCAGGGTGTCGCGCGCGCTGGTATCCAGGTACTGCGCCATGTTACGCCCCAGTAGCCTGGAGGCGGAGGCCATTACATCATCAAAAGACGCGTTGAGCAGAAGCTCGGAAACCGCGACCGCCAGACCGTGCTCAGCGACGGTAATGCTGAACTGGCTCGCGCTGAGCGCATAGGTGGTCATGCGCACGCCTTCCGTCAGCTGCGAAGCCGGGGGAAGG